TGGCGATGATCTTGTCCCGCCAGAACCTGGCGTTGCTTTTCGGGGGCCGGAAGTGTACGGGGCATCCATGCCAGAAGCATCCGTCCACGAACACCGCGAGTCTGCGTTTCTTGCTTGCGAAGTCGGGATTTCCGGGGATTCCGGCGGGATGGTATCGCAGCCGGAGTCCCCGGAGGATTTTCCTCATGGCGAGCTCTATCCCCGTGTCCCTCGACCGGATCGACGCCATGATCTCGGACCTGGTTTTCGGGGTCACGCCAAAAAATATTTGTCGCCCGTCCTTTTCACCTTGTGGCCGTCCCTCTTGATCCGGCCCAGGTACCAGCGCAGGTTGTTCTTGAGGTTTCCGGTCGCCTTGGGGAAGCCCTTTTTCAGGGCCTCGAGCATGGACTCGAATTTCGCCCCCTTCTTGAGGCATGAGTGCACGAGGTGGATCTGCGTGCCTTCGGCGTACCCGTTCATCTTTCTTTCAGCCCTTTTTGCGGCTCTCTGCGTTTTCTTCTTCATCTTCTCCGTCTCCTTTATGTGTGATTTTCCCTTTCGGAATGTCGCCCAGTTCGGGGAGCCGGGCGAGCAGGTGGACTGGTGGTAGTGCCGCCGCCCGTTCTTCTCGTCGGCGGGGATCATCTTGTATGCCTGCCCCTTGAGGATCGGGAGCCCGCACACGGCGCAGACCAGGTCATCGGCTGTCTCGGCCCGGGCAGTGCCCTTCAGCTGGTCCTTCACCCTCTTGATCTTCCTGTCCTTGGCCTTCTTTTCGGCCTTCTCCTCTTTCGCCTTCGATTTGGGATTTTCCTCTGTCTCGACGACGGGGGCAGCCTTCTCGGCGGCCGCTCCGTTCCCGCCATTGCCATTCGTGCCGTTCTTTTTGATCTCCTCTAACATGTTGGCTTCTCCTTTCCCTGTTGGTTTGTGGTTGGATGTCTGTCACACCTTGACCTTTCGGATCCCGAACTCCTCGAATTCGATCACGCACTCCGTAGCAGGTTTAGCCTCGACGGTGGGCTCCGCACTCGGCTTCACGAACCGTGCCCGGCCACCCTGCTCCGATGCCTTGACGCTCAGTATGTGCTTGCAGTCGAGCCTCGACTTGCGCCACGGCCATCAGGAGCATCCCCAGCCTCCGTTTTTGTCGATTGCCACGGTGTAGTTGTCACCCCGCGAACCGACAACGGTCCATTTCTGCACCCATGCCATTGTCTGTCACCCCCTTTTCTCTCTGTTTTTGGGTTCCCCGTCTTCCCCCTTTTTGTTTTAACGGGCGGGGCCTCTCGGCCCCACAGAGGCTTGTCTACGCATCAACTCTGAAATAATCACCGAAGAACCTGAATTGGAGCTGGTCAAAGCCCCCGGTATCCATGTCCTCCAATTTTCGCTTGCTGCCCTCATGGATGATCTTCCATATCCTGATCTTGCTCAGCATCCTCGAATGGAGAGCGACGACCAATGTCTCGATCCTGTCCAGCCGCTCCGAGACCGGCCTTCCGTCCCATTTGGCCCCCGGTCCGAGCTGGGCAAGCCATGCCTCCGAGACGGAGACCCCGGCGACCGGCTTGAATTTCTCGCAGAGGGCCTTGACGAGCCTTTCGACGATGTCCTTGTCCTCAGCTATGGGGACGATCTGAATGGGATCATCCAGATTGTTGGGGAGCAGGAAGATGTAGGGCCTCACCTCCTCGACACCGGAATTGAAGATCGCAACCGCCGTCTTGCAGAAGCCGTCGAATTCCCTCTCAAGCATCTCCTTGTCGATCATACTATCCCTCCTCTCGCCACCTTTCGGGGCTTCGGGCACGCCGTGCACCGGATGCGCCCAGTTGGATTGACGATGATTTTAGTCATCCAATCTCTGCAAAGTGACCTGCAATTCTCAAAATAGACGCTCTCATCCCGTCTTAGGCAGTAGAGGGCGCCGTCATCACTCACCTTCTGTCCGTTCATCGGTCTCCTCCCTTCTGCATTGTGAGACGCATTCGCATTGCTCACATGCCATTGAATTCTCCTCGTACACATAGCCTCTGCCGAAAAACACTCCCGGATGGCTTTCTGGATTGATCTCCTTCAGACATCTGAAGTCCCCCATGTGGATATTCACCTCCTTTCTGCGACCTTCCACCCTTAGCTTGTTAGTCGCCGGGGGCTTGCGCCCCCACAGGGTCATATAGAAATTTTTCTTCTCTCTGTCTCGATCTCGGCGAGCAGGCTTTCCGCGATCCTGAAAGTTTGGGTCCTGACCTTTCGGTCGTCTCTCAGGGCTTCGGGATCGATGCCCGCTATCTTTTGTTCCAGCTTGGCTCGCATCGTCTCGAGCTTGGTGTCGCCGTTCGGATTGAGGGTCTTCATGATCTCACAGAGCTCCCTCACGTTTCCGACCAGCGTGTCCTTGAAGACCTTATCCGCGCCCTTGAGTCTCTCGACGATGTGCGCGACGGCGGCGTGGAACCTGTCCCAAAGGTCGCGCAGGAACAGGTTGTGAATCTCCTCGTTGTTCCGGTCGAGCTCGGCCTTGAGCTCGGCCCGGATGTCGCTGCGCATCTTTCCGATGAGATGCTCGGACGTCGGGAAGGGATAATACCGGACGCCGATCGCGAACTTTGATCGGAGCTCGTCCATCTTGGGGTAGTCGGCCTCCCGCCAAGTGTCGCCCAGGTCGGCCTTGGCTTGTTCCCTGTACGCCGGATAGTTCTCGATGAAGCCCTCGTAGGCCTCCTTGAATTTCGTCATCCATGCCTCAAGGCCCGGCTTGTAGACCTGCTCGAGGTGCCGCACAGTCACGAGCGCCAGGCCCCTTTCCGGATGGGCCATGGTGTTCTTCCTGTGCCAGGTGTCGATGTCGCCCGCGATTCGCTGATAAGTCTTGACGGCCTCTTTGGCGATGAGGTTTTTCTCCCAGCGGCCCGCGTCGTTCGTGGTGTGGAAGTCGCTCTGAACCTTCTTGTTGACGCGCTCGTCGGTGATCTTCGGATTCCATTTCGACATGCTTAGCTTGACGACGATCAAATTGCTGTAGTCGCGCTCCATGATGTCCCCCTTTTCTCCGCGGTCCCTATCCGCAGTGGTTGGTGTTGATGTCGCCGTTGAGCTCGAGGTTTGTCTCGAACCATTCGGCCTTCTGTTGGAAGTCGGTGACCTGCCCAAGGGATTTCGCCAGGAAGTCAGTCGCCCTCTGGCAGCTGTTTCCTTTGAACCCCATGGCCTCGACTTTCGCCTCTCCGGTCTTGCGGTTGAACCTTAGAATGATCTCCTTCGCCATTGTGTTTCACCCCCTTCTCAATTGGATTGTTTTGATCGGTTTCTCGCGCTCTTCCTCCCTTGTCTTGTAAAGCGCCGGGGAGCCTCAGCTCCCCACAGGGACATCAGTCTGGAATCTGTATCTTCAGCACAAGCTCATCGGCCTCTGGATCGACATAGTCTGTGGTCAGGTAGCCGAGCTCGATAGCTTCGATCCTTGCCTTCTCCATCCCGTACTGGGCTTCAAGGGGGGCGAAGATCGACTTGTCGAGGCGGTTCGCCGTGCTGCCGGTGATCCTCCCGCCCCAGTCATAGGCGATTTCCCCGTTCTCCTTGATCACGGTGGGATATTTCATTCCGAGCATCTGGATTCCGATGCCCGTCTCGGATGTCTCGTGGAGGTTGTAGGTCCCCCTGCCGAGCACCGTGTATCCGAGTGCCTCGCATGCCAACTTCAGGGCAGCCTCGTCATGGATCTCCATCTTGATGTTCATCGTGTGGCTCATAGTCTCACCTTCCTTTCCTTGGGTTCTTGTTTTTGGTCTCTTGCCACCGGCGTGCTCGCGGGACGGGCATTCAGGAGCGCCCACCGTCTCGCTTCGTCGATGAGGGTCTGGTTCTGCAGGTAGATCGGCTTCACGTTCGCAAGGGCTGTCTCAGTGCCGTCATAGATAGATGCCTTGACGAATTTCTCGATTTCGGCCCCGGTGAAGTTCTCCATCCTGTCGATCCACTCTTTTCCGAAATTCGTCTTGTATCTCCGGTTCATGATCTTGAGGATCTCGACCTTCTCGGCCGGGTTGGGAAGGTCGAAGAAGAATACATCGTCGAACCTTCTGAGAAGCGCGCCTTGGCTGATTGCCAGCAGTTCACCGATATCGTTGCAGGTCGCCACGATGTAGTGCAGCTTCGTGCTCTCCTGCATCCAGTTGAGAAGATAGCCGAACATGGCTGCCTTCGCGCCAGAGTCGCTCCGGTTCGAGGATTGCACACCGCCCAGCGCCTTTTCGATCTCATCGAAGAAGATGACGCATGGGGATACGGCATCCGCCATCTGGCAGAATTGCCTGGTCTTCTCCTCTGTCTCGCCCACTCGACCGCCCATCAGGTTCGATGGATTGGCTGTGATCAGGGGGAGGTTGAGGATCGATGCAACCACCTTGGCGCATAGGCTCTTGCCTGATCCCGGCAGCCCGACGGCCAAGAAGCCTTTCGGTGTCGGCAAGTTTGGGTCTGTGAAGCCCTTGGCCCGGTTGTGAATGTACTCCCTGATTTTGTCCAGGCCTCCGATCTCTGATTCAGGGATTGGTTGGGAGATTTCCATCAATCCCGTCTTTTTGATCGACTGCAATTTTTCGCTTTCGATGATCGCCTTGTCAAATCCCTTGGTCTCGACGATCGATCTCATGAAGGCGTTGCGTGCCTCGACGGATGTCAGTCCGACCGAATTGCGGATCACATCCTCCTTGATTTCGATCTTGACCGGATTGTCTTTCTCAGCCTGCGTCTTTGCCCATCCGGCGATCCTCATCATCTCCTCCGCATCTGGAAGCGGAAGGTCGATGACTGTTATGTCCTTTGTGAGCTCAATGGGGATGTCGATGACGGGCGAGAGGAATACTATGTGCTTTTGCCCGTCTTCGAGGATGGGGATTAGATTCTTGATTGTGCGGAACACCGCCTGGTCCTTGATCCATTTGTGGAAGTCCTTGACGAACAGGACGCTGTACTCCGGAAGCGCCTCGATCCTCTCTATGACGGCCTTTCCGGTAGAATCCTTCACCGTCACCAATGCCGGTTCGCGCACGAGGTTGAGCGCCTTCAGCGGATCCGGAAGGGGTTTCGTTTCGCCCTTGTTGTAGTCCACTATCCCCCCGACATTGTCCCAGGAGTAGAAGAGATACTCACCCCCGGATTCCTTCATCAGCTTGCCCATTGCCCGCTTCTCCTCATGTGTCGGCACCCAGATCAGCGGGTACCCTGCCTTCAAATAGCTTTGGAATTTCATAACAACACCCCCTGTTTTGGATTTACCGGCTTTGCACCGGCACAGGGACCCCGTTGGGTTCCTTCACCGTTTATTCAGACGGTTACTGAGATCGATCTGGTTTGAATGCGGTCGCCCCTCTTCTCAAGCAATACGCCCTCGGGAAATTGTCTGGCGATGTTGATCAATTCTCTCGCTTCGGTTCTGGCAACCTCATCGCCTCATCAGCATCCGTTTCGGATGGACGGGCCCGCATCCCGATCCCTTGAAACCGCCCAGGGCAGTAATTCAAGGTTCGGCGCTCCCCCGAGCGCCTGATCTCCAAGAGCGAGCATCTTTAATGACCGATCGCGTTCACGGACTCACAGATCGAAGGCATCTATGAGGGACACCACACACGGTGCCCGAAGGCTTTCTGGTCAGGTCTTTATCTTCGAGAAGCAGAATTGAGAACCTCAGATCGTGAGGAAAAATTCTGTCTCGGACTCCCCTCGATTTCTCTCCGCTTCCGTTCTATCGCTTTGAAATGCCCGGCGGGGAATTCATCTTCTGCCTTGTGCCCCAATGGTTGCCCCGGCGTGCCTCGGATGGAAGAGGAGGAGAGAGAGTGAAAAATCTCTCATCGAGGATCGTTGCCTATTCAGTTTTGGTTGGGCGAGAAAAAGCCGGGAGTCCTTAGTCTCTTCGGGCCGGTCTGGAAATCGCCTTTTGGGGTTGATGGGATTCGCCTCTGCCAGCCGGCTTCGCAGGGTCCAATGTGTCGAGGCCACTCGCGCCGGGGATTCCGAACAGTCTTTTAAGCGCATCGATCTGCGCTGGATCAGCTTTGCGATTGCGTCTTGGGTAACGTGAGCCGTTTGCAAGGTCGTCATAGGAGAGGTGGAGGAGATTCTCGATTCCCTCGTCCCTCAAGTCCCTGATCTCTTTTTCTGTCCTGTCCATTTTTTGCATCGTTTTTGTTTTTATCTTATCAGAAATATATACTTTTGTCAAATTCTGCCCATAGCCTATGGATATATATTAATATATAAGCTATTGAATTCATTGATAAAAAAAATATTTTCATTTGCACAATTTTGTGCATCACAAATCCCGAATTATCCTTGACAATCCAAGGAGGGAAACGGGGTGTCACAGCCCAGGTTTTCATTTGACAAATCGGGGGGAATTTGCGAAAGTTTACCAACACACTAAGGGGAGGGCGCGACATGGAAGAGACCGGGACGGCACAGGCGGAGAAGATCATCCGCATAACCTGCCAGGGTGCGGACACGCTCCCAATCGACTCGCTCCTCGCATTCCAGGGAAACCTCAAGTCGTTGTCGGAGAAGGAGTTCGACAAGCTGAGCAAGGCCATCATCAAGGCCGGCTTCTCCTTTCCCGTCTTTGTGTGGAGGGACGGGGACGAGAACTACATCATCGACGGGCACCAGCGGCTCTACGTCGTCAAGAAGATGGTGGAGGGGGGATGGGGCATCGAGGGCGACGGGAGGATCCCCGTGGACTGGATACACGCGGACAGCAGGAAGGAGGCGAAGGAGAAGGTTCTGCTCGCGGCGAGCCAGTACGGGCGCATCGACATGGAGAGCCTTTACGAGTACATCGAGACGGAGGAGCTCGACTTCGAGTCCCTGAAGGAGATGGTCGACATCCCGACCATCAAGCTGGAGGTCTTCGAGAAGGGGTACATGCCGGAGCCCGGTGCCGGCGAGAAGGAGGTCGATGAGAACATCGAGACCGAGTTTGAATGTCCGCGATGTGGATATAAGTGGAGTGGAAAGTCAGGCGGGGACGCAAAGGGGCGGCCATGAAAGACCCGTCATTTCCATCGCCTGATAGGAATATCATCACCTTCATGAAAGCGACCCTTGATGTCTGGGATGAAAGGCCCGACATGCCATTCAACGAGGAAATGAAGACAGCGAGGGCGATGAGGGACATAAGGCGCGGCAAATCACATCCGCGCCACTTTAATACCCGGAAACACAGCCTCGGTAAGCCTGCGACAACGCTCTGTCATGATTTCTTGGGATATATCCATAACTGGCACCCTGTTTTTTTTAGGCCCCTAAACCTCGTCGAATGGGCAAGGTTGGGGGGGTATCCCGACAATTTCAGGTGGCCAGATAAGGTGGTGGCATGCCAGCTCATAGGAAATTCTGTGCCGCCGCCGCTTATGGAGCGGATTGCGGGGCATGTCAAAAAGGAGGTGCTGGAGATGGGGGTCAGTGAGAGGCCGACGGTAATTTCGCTTTTTGCGGGCTGCGGGGGATCTTCGCTCGGTTACAGGCAGGCTGGATATAGGGAGCTTCTTGCGGTGGACTTCGACAGAAATTCCGTCGAGACGTTTCGCCTGAACTTTCCGGATATTCCATGCTGGTGCATGGATATAACGCGGCTCGATCCCCGGGAAGTGATGGGCTTTTGCGGGATCATGCCTGGGGACCTTGATGTGCTTGATGGCTCCCCGCCCTGCCAGGGATTCTCGACAGCGGGGAAACGGATGGTTAAGGACGAGAGGAACGACCTGTTTCTCCACTTTGGGAGGTTTCTTCGGGGGCTTCGGCCAAAGGTGTTTATTGCGGAGAATGTTTCGGGCATGGCCAAGGGGAGGATGAAGGGCAAGTTTATTGAGGTCATGGGCATGCTGAGGGAATGCGGATACACCGTGAAGTGCAAGTTGATGAATGCCAAGTATTACGGCGTCCCGCAGTCGCGCGAAAGGCTGATTTGGATCGGGACAAGGAGTGATATAGGGGGCGGGCCGGAATATCCGAAGCCTTCGGGTGAGATCGTGACGATGGCGAAAGCCTGTCCTTCGATAGCGGTGATGGAAATGGATGGGCACGGGTACGGGTATTTTCCGGGGGCCAGGATAAACGCGGCAAGCAGGCCGTCCCCGACCATTTGCCGGGGCGGAATGGCGGCAAGCTACAGGGTGTATGGGGAAATTTTGGGGGGCCGGCGCAAGCATGAGAGAATTTCGATAAATAGGCCCTCTCCCACCATTAAGGCATCGGGCATTGGAGACTCATTTTCCGGTAACTTTCATGTAAGATCAAGTGGGGATTCGGGTGTGGTCGGCAGAAGATTGACGATTGACGAGGTCAAGGTTCTTTGCGGTTTTCCGCAAGATTTCAGGCTGGTTGGGAATTATCGGAATCAGTGGGCCCGGTTGGGCAACGCTGTTCCACCGAAATTCATGGAGGTCATTGCCCGCCACATTAAAGAGACGATGTTTTATAAAGTGCCGAAAACGCATGGGATAGGGGGGTGATCGAGTCGCCGGATGAAACCGCCCTTATCGGCTGGAAGGCCATCGCGGACTACTTCGGCATTCCGGAGGATCGCATGCGCCGCCACCGCGCCGAGATGGACAGGGCGGGCATCCTCTTCCGGCTCGTCAGGGGCACGCCCCCCCACCGCAGGACCTATGTCGCCTCGTTCCCATCGCTGCTCCAACGCTGGATAATCATGCGCGGGAGGATATGAAAAATATTTTTTTTCCCATTTCCTGAAGGCCGCACACGACCGCCATCCGCTGTAGACCGCCTACCATCGCCCTGTTGACAGGAATTTCATTCTGTGTTTTATATTCCCGTAACTGACAGAAGAGGGCTTGCAGCCATCACAGAGCATGAAGATGTAACGAAGGAGAAGATCCTCGAATCGCTCAACTCGCCCATCGTGAAGGCGCTCGACGGAGAGGCCATCACGCCCAGGTATCTCGCCAAGAAGCTCAAGTCAGAGCTCAACGCCAGGGAGACAAAGGTCATCAAGGCCCACACGATGAAGAAGACGCCGGACACCACCGGGGCAGACGGGAAAATCGTGTCCGGGAAGATCATCGAGGTCGACGAGCTCTTCTACTCGAAGCCGCTCGTGGCATGGGACGTGAGGCAGAAGGCGAGGCAGGACGCGCACAGGCTGAGGAGCGACTATCCCGCGGAGAAGAAGCAGATCACAGGCGCAGACGATGGGCCGATAGAGCTCGTGTTCGTGCCTGCGGACCCGAAGGCGATTGGAAGGAAGGGGACATCCTGCTGCGGCAGCGGCAATGGCGGTGATAAATGAGGGTCGAGATACCCTACACGAAGGTCTTTGAGATGAACCGGGCATCGGACGCGAAGATCATCGTGAACCGCGGGGGCTCGGGCGCGTCGAAGTCGTTCTCCCTCGGCCAGATGTTCATGGAGCGGTTTCTCTCGACGGGGTGCACGAGGATACTTGTGCTCCGCAAGACATTCCCCGCTGCCCGACTCTCGACGCTTGCGCTCTGGCGCGATCTCCTGTGCAGGTGCGGAGTCGAGGGAAAAGTCCATGAGAACCGCCAGGCATGGGATTTCACTTACAAAAGCAATCTCGTTCATTTCGGCTCTGTGGATGATCCGGAGAAGATCAAGTCATCATGGTGGAATTACATCTGGGTCGAGGAGGCGAATGAGTTCACCTACGAGGACTATCGGATACTCCGCCTGAGGCTCGCTGCGCAGACGAATGGGCATCGCAACCAGATGTTCTTCAGCTTCAATCCGATCAGCGCCTTCCATTGGCTCAAGACCGACCTTGTCGAGAAGGAGGCAGATCTTGAGGAGATTGTCTCGACCTACCGCGACAATCCGTTCCTTCCAGATGACTATGTGAGGGACATCGAGGCGCTGAAGGACCAGGACGCGAATTTCTGGGCGATCTACGGCCTCGGCGAGTGGGGAAGGCTCGAAAACCTGGTCTACTCGAACTGGGATACGGTCAATGGATTCCCTGATTTCGAGCTCGACGAGTTCTACGGCATGGACTTCGGCTTCAATGCGCCGACCGTGCTGGTGCGGATCGGGAGGAGGGAAAACGAGCTTTGGGAGGAGGAGTTGGTCTACCAGACCCGCCTGACCACGACGGAGCTGATCTCCCTGATGAAGGAGCGGATTCCCGAGTCGAAGCGCGACCTTCCGATCTATGCGGATCCCGAGGACCCGAAGGCGATAGAGGAGATATACGACGCGGGGTTCAACATACATTCGGCTGAGAACGCGGTCAAGCCCGGCATCGACACGGTGAAGCGGTTCAGGGTCCACATGCTGAAGGCGAATGAGTTCGGGATCAAGGAAAAGCGGGCATACTCATGGATGAAGGACAGGAATGGGATAATCCTCGACAAGCCCGTGAAGTTCTTCGATCACTATCAGGATGCTGAGCGATATGGCGTCTACACGCACCTCAATGTCGGGCATCCCGGCATATTCGTCGTTGGCAGGGATTCGTCGCAGTCGGTGAGGGTTGAGAGGCGCGTGCCAGAGGGGGGACTCTCAGGGAGGCCTGAGATCGATCCCTGGTTCTTGGGAGAGTGAGCCATGATATTCTGCGACAGGCATTGGTCAGACCTGAAAGAGGCACTTGAGGAGCGGAGGCTTTCCCATCTTGTCTCCAAGACGGCGCAGGAGGCGGCCTTCCGCTGCAACAAGGGCGGGCCGAATAACTATGACCCCCTGGTCAGGGCGAACCTGATGATCGTACAGGAGCTGGTCAAGCATACTGGACCAGCTATCCTGCAGACGAAGTTCTGCCCGCTGTGCGAGGCGACCCGCCGGAGCAAGGATGAGGCGCTGCCGGAGCGGTGGATCAAGGGATGCACGGACGTGATCCTGAAAGACTGCGTGGCCCGGGGACGGATGAAGCCGGGCCTGATCATGTGACGTATCGATGCGCATCAGAGACGTGTTCGATGAAGAGGATGTGCTGCCTTTTGCGGGACTTGCCCTTGTCAGCGTGGGAGCTGGAATGGCCTGGCTGCCCGCTGGCCTCATGGCCGGTGGGATCGGCCTGATGGGGATAGGCCTGAAGTGGCTTATCAGGATGCCGAGGTTCACCGAGGATCAAATCAAACGGATCGATCAAATTGAGAGAGAGAAGGGGGCTTGAGCATGGGGATCATCAGCAGACTGAGGACATCAGGCTACACGGCACCTCCCAATCCACGATACCTCCGCGGATCCACGGAGCCTCCGCTTGTCGGGAGTTACTGGACGTCGAGCCTCACAGGGATATGGGAGGATCGGCCCTGGTTTCAGCTTGTCGACGCAAATCGTGGATGGGTCTATACAGCGGTGGACAAGATCAGCAAGTCCATCGCCATGATTCCCCTGAAGCTCTACGTCTACCGAAACTCGACCGGCTCAAAGGTGGATACCCCGACATTCAAGGCCGAGCTCAAGTCATTCCGCACCGTGGGCCAGAAGAAGCAATTTCTGAAGGATCTCAACCTCGAGGAGGAGCCCATCTCCCAGCACCCGTTCCTCGACCTCATCCACAAGCCCAACAACTACATGACGCGATTCGACCTCTGGTACCACACCCTGCTGAGGATGGAGCTTGGGGGCATCTGCAACTGGCTCCTTCTGCGGGACAAGCTCCACGTGCCGAGGACTATCCACACCCTGCCCCTGACCAAGTTCGCGCGTCTGAGGCCGAGAGTGAACAATTTTGGGGAGTTGGAGGGATGGCACTATGAGGACGGAGAGGTGTTCCAGGACTTCGAGGCCGAGGACATGATCTCCCTGCGCTATGCCCATGCAGC